CGCGAAGCAACACCAATACGAGTCAGTGTTTCACGGATCTTGAGAAAATCGTCAGGAGCACGGAGCGTTACTTCCAATGGAGCATAGTTCGGTATCTTTGCCCAAACGTCATCGCGCATCTTTGCCGCCTGTGTAGAGTTTAGACGCAATAATCTCAAGTTGTTCCAAAGTCAAGATACGGAGTGCATCAAGTGCCTTTGGTGTGTTATACCCGTAATACTGCTTCACATTATCAACATGCTCAATTGGAGTCGCTTTAGCCCATTTATTAAAACGTTTACGAGGACGTACTTTAGACAGAAGAAACTCAAACTGCATCTTCTTAGGAATATGAGGACGACAATTCATTTCATTTGCATCAATAACAGTATCGGCGCCGAACGAGAGGGCTCGATTTACCATAAATGAGTTATATTCTTTTTCATCCTGATCGTCTTGAATCAGTCGCTTCTTTCCAAATTGAATCTCGTTTGCAAAATCAAAGGGTGTTTTCTTCTTGATCTTCTCTATAACTTCAGTGTCAAGTACACGGGGAGCCGGAACCCCTAAAAATTCATGTAGACTACTCACTTGATTGACAGTTCTGCGAAATCCAATAATACGTCAATAGCCGCATTACCTCTAAGAGTCATTTCTTTGTCTATTTCTACGACCCATTTGGGAGTAAGCTCTTCTTGAATAATAGCACGACGATGTTGTGAATCCGTTCGTAACCATTTTGTAGCCTCTGCTAGTGTCATCATTTGAAAGTGCATGAGGCCATGAGTTCCGTCATGCACGCGGTGATGTTCAATTCTGCATCGGCAGCGAAGCTCGACTTGTAACTGTAGTCCGCAAGAATCAATATTGCCTGAGGCACCTCGTTCACTTCAGTCAGGCACATCTCATACGACCGTCGAAAGATATTAGCGACCTCGTTGTCCATGTTATTGACAACCCATTCACGCATACCCTTGAAATCCTTGTTCTTGAGCGTCTTAATGAGTGCCGAATAATCTGCATCACCCACAGAGGCCAATACACCCTCGTCGATAGAACCTGACGCTGAATACCGCTGAAGCTCATTCAGACACCGACGATAATCAGGAAAATACTTCATCACGACACCCGCTACAACCTTCTCATCATATGGTACTTGTTCGGAGGTTAAAATATGAAGAACACGCTTCATAAACTTCGATGCCATACGAGGTCGATCTTCTTTCGTGAGTCGAAACTCCACAAGAGACAGTCGTGAGTGTAGCGGGGGAATGATCTTGTTTTTATGATTACAGGTCAAAATGAAACGACAATTGACCGAAAATTCTTCGATGAATGCCTTGAGTGCATTCTGTGTAGCAGGAGTAAGACCGTCAGCCTCGTCAAGAATAACAACCTTTGACTGATCTGCCATCAGAGACAGTGACGACGCGAAATCGCGAATCTTTGTACGGAGAACGTCGATACCTGATTCTTCTGACGCATTAATCATCAGGTACGTTGCACCGAGATCAGAAGCAAGAGCACGAGCCAGTGTTGTCTTGCCTACACCTGCTGACCCGGAGAAGAGTAGATTAGGAATTTCACCTTTAGATGCAAACTCTTTGAATGTCGAAAGAATCCCCGATGGGAGAATACAATCATCTAGTGTAAGCGGGCGCCACTTCTCAACCCAAATAAATTCTGCGTTGTTCGGGATCATAGTCTCCAGTTGTTAAACATCACGATTGCACACTCTGTATAATACACAAGCACTGCTACAAAATCAAGTCTTCGCCGTTTTAGCGTCCGTCACAATCCAGTATTGAAGATCACGGGTCTGAGACTTCAGATGAAGGAACTTGTTGTTGACCGTCACGTCATAATTCTCGGGAATAACCTTCATACGATCAATTGACACCATACAATTAAACGTCAGATCAGAATTTGGAAGCGCCTTCTTGTACGTATTCGACGAAGGATTCTTAGGATCCGAAACGACGATAGACACCTTACCCTTCTTTGCAACAATTGACAGGACGGGTGCAGCGACGATTGCCGACGCCTTCATGATCGTCGTGATGTCCTGTGCAGTAAGAACAAACGAATAATACTCCTCAACGGGAATCGTCTTGTCAGGTGCCGAAAGAATCATTGTCGGCTCAGAGTAGAAATACTCAAACTCTCCTCCGTTCTTCGATACAAGGAGCGATACTTCACCAAACTCAATATCCTGATCGTCAGTAATCGTAAGAATAGAGAGGAGAGAGTTCAGATCATAGACGGCAAATTCCTTCGGAAACTCTTCCTCAATAGTTGCAACGGCAAAGATGCTTGTACCGTCTGACAATGTTCGGAGTACGTTACCCTCGCGAATGAGAATGTTCGTGTTAATGGTTGCGAAATTCTTCAGAATGGCAATTGTGTTACTAGAAATCTTCATGATTCGGGGGTTTCAAGTGAAAGTGCAATGATAGCGTAGTGAATGATCTTTAGGAGATCCTGACGGTTATATGAATTCTTTTTTCCGTAACGAGGTGCATACTTCATAATAGCACCCATACAGAATCCAAGACCATGACCTGCTGCAATGATAGATTCCATCACTTGTACATTAGATCGCTTACTCTTTGAAGTATAATGCTGATTATATGTTTTGTCAATATACTCCTGAATTTCTGTCAGAGCATTCGGCTCATTATACTTGTAATCAGGCAGCGGTTCTAGTTTCAAAAGATTTGCGGTAAATTTATCCACTTGTTCTTCTGTGAGTTTTACGGAACCAGACATAATATCAGAAGCCATAAAGGTTGCTCCTGCTACGTCACCTACAGTTGTTGTATTCATATGGGAAATAAAATTGGTTTAATGTCATTAAACCCATAGGTCAAATAAGAGAATCTATCCAAAAATTTGTGATAAGACTCTTCAACTGTCCATGGAACAATTTTATGAACAGAAGGGAGAATGTCGGGTGTCGAGTCGTCAATGCTCCAAGGAGACTTACCAAAATGTTGCTTTTCTGTCTTGAGCATCACGATATCCGCTCTCTTGATTTCAGGGTCCATCTTGTACGGAAGACAATACTTGGCGTTAATTGTTTCCTGAATACGATCCTCAATGACACGAAAGTCAGGAATCAACATCTTGAGAGGAGTCGGGATATCACCCGTGAATGCCTCAGATGCATCGTGCATCAGAGCACTAAACGCATATTCTTCAGGAACTTCATACGAGGCAAGTACCGAATGCTGTGCAACCGTGTACATAACGGGAATCTGCCCGACAAATCGACAAATCTTTGAGAGCCCATGAGCAATGACAAACTGGTCAATAGTATTAGGATCAGGATTCACGTAGTTGAACATCTTTCCGTTAATAAGCTCTAATTCAGGCTTCATCAGTTACCGTCTCGATACTTTTCATAAAACTCGTCAGGTGTGAGTCCTGTGTTACGCACGATCTCGATTGCTAGGTCGTCGTACAGGAACTTCATCATGTAGTCCTTCTCACACGTTGCTTCAAGAGCCTGACCAAGATGTTCAAGACTCCATTCAGCAAGCATTCGTTCTTGAATCTCAGCAGGTGGCCAACCCGGAATCGTGTGTCGTGACATACGTGCCGTCACGATCTTAACCTTGATACCATCTGCGAGATGTGCTTTAATTTTCTTAACCATTGCAGGAACAGGACGCTCATGTGCGTCAATGAGCGTTCCATCAAAATCTACCCCAATCCAAGGCACCAGCATATACACTCGTTGTTTAATGTGATTCTATAATCTACACGATAATTCAACAGATGTCAAGTTCTGAACCAAAAAAAGAGAGACATTTCTGTCTCTCTTTCGTTTACTTCTCCGTCTTTTTCTTTGCTGTAGGTTTAGTCGTTTTCTTTGCTGTGGGTTTAGTCGTTTTCTCTGCTTTGGCTTTTGCCTCAGCCTCCATCTTTAGCAGACGTGTCTTTACCATATCTCCCGACATCCAAAGATCCTTTCCTCCAATAATCTCAGTAATTTCGGTATCTGTCAGAAATCCTGCATAACATTTCTTGAGCAGATCAAGTGACCAAGATCGTTCGTGAATGATCGTATCGTACAGTTCACCGCCTTTACCCTGTACACTATTAGAATAGTTGTGAAAGAGAAACGATGAATGTTCGGCAATCTCACGATGATCGGCTTTCAAGAAGATCAGTGTTGCAGCCGACATACACGCGCCTTCAACTGACGCTACAATTGTTGCCGACGATTGCTCCATTGCGTGCATTAACTGAATCGTCGTAAGGAGATCCCCACCATACGAGTTGATATGAAACATGATGATGTCATTTTCGCCGGCAGATCGAATTGTTTCAAACCAATCTGCGTACCTTGACGCTTCGAGAATATGTCCGGTAATATAAAACTTGAGACAGCGACCGAGATATTTCTCAAATCGCATTGGCATTACAACCTCTTCTGCACCCTCTTCTGATTCTTCTTCAGATCGAATCATTCGGTTCCTGTTGTCTAGAATTTTTGATGGCGTTCTTTACAGCCTGTCTAGCCAACTTATTTAGACGCCTCTTAATCATCCAAGAAGTCGAGTGCTGAAGAAAACTAATTCCCTCCATATGGTCGTATTCATGAAGAATAATGCGTCCCATAATTCCGTCAAAAATCTCTGCATGTTCGAACCCTGTAACATCTTGCCAAAGAATAGAAACTGCCTTAGGTCGCCGAATAGGAAGAAACAATCCTGGGATCGAAAGACATCCTTCTTCAATTTGGCATGTTTCAGGCGACACACCGATAATCTGTGGGTTGAAAAATGCGAATGATTCTCTATTAGGAAGAGCAACAACAAATACCCGAGCCGGAATATTAATCTGATTTGCCGAAAGACCCACACCATTAAATTCCTTCATCTTCTCAACGAGAAGGTCCGCAAGAGGGAGAGCCTGATCCCCGTCATTTTCAAAGTCGAAGAGTGGGGGCTTTTTAGTTAGAATTTCTGCATCAGAAGGTACCAGTGTTGCCGTATCAAAATCTTCAAGCCGCATTATTATATTCCATAATTGAGAAATTTTCAGGTTTAGAGAACGAGAGAACTCGGTCAAATTTACCGTA